ACATTAACTGCTGGAAGTTCTATCTCTTTTATTTTATTACCAGAGGGTAATTCTTCAGGAGATGAAAGTTTTACAGGAACAGGAATTGTTACAGGAATGTCAGTTACTAATCCTATGGATGGGATTATTTCAAGATCAGTTACTTTTCAAGGAACAGGCACATTAACAAGAGGTACTGTCTAATAATATTTTATGAAATTTATTGACAGAGCAAAATCTCATTTTGAGTCTCTTGGTGTTCAACATATTGAAGTACCTGAATGGAAAGATGAAGCTGGAAATCCAAGCATAATATATTGGAATCCAATAAACTTATCTGAAAAAAACAAACTTTTCAGGAAATCTGACAATCTTAATGATGTCAGTATTCTTGCTGATATTCTTATAATGAAATCTTTAGACAAAGATGGCAACAAGTTATTTACGTTAGAAGATAAAATTCCCTTAATGCACAAAGTTGATTCTGATGTGCTTTCAAGGGTTGCTACAGAAATGGTCAAAGCAATCACTCCTGAAGAAGTAAAAAAAAACTAAAATCTGACCCTGAATTAAAAAATTTACTTATAGTCGCTGATAGGCTAAAAATATCTTTATCTGAACTTTTAAAAATGGAAGTTTGGGAATATAATCATTGGCTTGGATATTTACTTGAAGAAGCTGAACAACACCAACAGGCTATGATTAAAGCAAGGCATAAATAATGGCACAAAATTTAGTTATTAATATATTAGCAAAAGACAAAACTAAACAAGCTTTTGGTGTATTAAAAACAAGATTAGGTGTTTTAAAACAATCAATATTTAGTGTTCAAAGTGCATTAGTTGGTATAGGTGCTGGATTAGTTGTTAGAAATCTAGTTAATACAGGAAAAGAATTAGAAAACCTTAGAACAAGATTAAAATTTTTACTTAAAGATACAAACGAGGGTGCAAAAGCTTTTGACAATATGGTCAAGTTTGCATCTAAAGTTCCTTTTTCATTAGAAGAAATACAATCAGGGTCAGGTATATTAGCAACAGTTACAGATAACGCAGATGATCTCCAAAAGATGTTGCAGATAACAGGTAATGTTGCATCGGTTACAGGATTAGATTTTAGAACAACTGCTGAACAAATACAAAGATCATTTAGTGCTGGTATAGGGTCAGCAGATTTATTTAGAGAAAAAGGTGTAAGAAATATGCTTGGCTTTAAAGCTGGAGCAACAGTATCTATAGAAGAAACAGTAAGAGCATTTGAAAAAGTATTTGGTAAAGGTGGAAGATTTGGAAACGCAACAGATGAATTAGCACAAACTTTCGCTGGTACTCTTTCAATGATTGGCGATAAAATATTTAACTTTAAAAAAGTTTTACTTGAAGCTGGTTTCTTTGAAGAATTAAAAAATCAATTTGGAGACTTAGACAAATTTTTATCTGACAATGCAGAGAGATTAGATGAAATAGCAACAACTGTAGGAAAAAATTTAGCACAAGCTGTAACAGGTGCAGTTAGTATTGGACAAGAATTAATACCAACTTTACAAAAAATAGGCTCAATACTTAAAAGTATAAAAGATGGATTCATGGCTCTACCTGAGTTTGTCAGAGAAGTAGGTCTTGTTGGTGCTTTTTTATTTGGAAAAAAAGGTGCAGTTGCTTTAGCTGGTGTGAGTTTTATTATTGATAAAGTAAATGATTTTGTAAAACAAACTAAAGTAGAAGCTGGAATAATAGATGTAGATAATCTCAAAGATGTAGAAGAAAGAATAAAAGTAATTAACGAACAACTTGATAGTCAAGGAAAAACAATTACAGAAACAATACATCTCAATAATGGTGTCACTCATACTTACGAGGAACAAATAGATTTAGGAGATGAAATAATAAAACAACTTAAACAAGAAAAAGCTGAACTTGAAACAATTTTAATCTTAAATGGTAAAGGTAGTGTAAATCAATTTGAATTAAATAGACATTTAAAAGAAACAACAAAAGAACTTGAAAAACAAAAAACAAATAGAAATTTTGTAACTAATGCTTTTGAAGCAGATTTTGATTTACTTAAAAGACTTGAAAAAGCAGAAAATAAAAGAATTAAAAGATTAAGAGAAAGTAGGTTTTTACATAGAAATATATTTGAAGAACAAAACTCTTTAATACCAAAAGTAAAAAAAGAACTAACAACAAGACAAGAAGTTTTAAAAAATGTTAAAGACACAAATGAACAATTTAGTATAGCAGACGAAGTTACAAACTTAATAAATAAAAGTGTTCAAGGAGTTTCAAGAGGATTTGCAGAAGCCCTTGTACTTGGAAAAAATTTGAATATGACAATGAAAGAATTAGCACAAAGTATATTAGTTGATATTGTTGCAAAAACTATTGAACGAATTGCTTTGAAACAAATAGAAAAATTTTTAGATGCAATTTCTGTAGATAAAGAAGCAACAAAAGAAAATTTAATTAGAAAACAAAACACAGAATTAAAAAGACAAATTGCTTTACAAATGTTTTTAAATGCTATTGGTGGTGGAAGTGGTGGTGGTGGATTACCATTTATGGCAAAAGGTGGAGCAGTAGCAAAAGGTCAGCCTGTAATTGTTGGAGAAAGAGGTGCTGAAATGTTTGTTCCAAACAGTACAGGTCAAATAACACAATCAGCTAGAGGTACAGGTGGTGGAGCAGTAAATGTTAATTTTACAATTAACACAATAGATTCAAGAGGGTTTGACCAAGCACTTGTTGAAAACAGAGGTACAATATCATCTATTATTAATAATGCTTTGGCTGAAAAAGGTAGAGGAGAGTTAATATAATGGCTGGTGCATTTCCAATATCAACTGCAAAATTTGAAACATTAGGTATTAGTTCAATACAAGATACAATCATTTCAAAATCTATTTCAGGAAAAAAATTATCAAGACAGGTTGGTAATCAAAGATTTAGTTTTACAGCAAGAATAATTACAGCAAAAAGATCAGATGTTTTTGGAGAATTGATGGCTTTTATAATGAAACAAAGATCACAAAAAGAAAATTTTACAATTATTCCACCTGAAATAGAGGATGCTAGAGGTAATGTAAGTGGAACAGTATTAGTTAATGGTGTCCAAGCAGTAGGAGATACAACTATTGCAGTTGATGGAATGACAGGAACTCTAAAAGCTGGAGATTACATAAAGTTTGCATCACATAATAAAGTTTATATGGTTGTTGCAGATGTAACAGCAGATGGGTCAAATGAAGCAACAGTTACAATAGAGCCACCTTTAATAACAGCTTTAACAGATAATTCAGTAGTCACTTATGATAATGTACCTTTTACTGTGCATCTAACAAACGATGTGCAAGAATTTGGTGCTGTAGGTAGTGATAAAGATGGTAATGTTTTATATCAATTTGAGTTGGATGTTGAAGAAACTCTTTAATGAAAAAATACAAAATTACACACTTAATTAGTGCAGACTTTGAAGCTACAGCTATTGTCAATGAAGATGAGATTGACGAGAAAACAAACAATTTAAAAGCTTATCAAAAACCTGATAGCAAATTTAATTTTACCATGTTAAAAGGTACAGAAACCATAACTAGAACATATTACGAGGAACATGGCACGAACACTAACGACAGCAGTAAAAAACGAATTATTAACAAATGAAATATTACCATTTCATTTAATTACTATTGGTTTTTCTACACCTGTAAATATTACTGATAACAGCTTTGATTTGACTTCATCAATTTCAGGCTCTAGTGTTACTTACACAGCTTCTCCATTTTTAGTATCTTTACCATCATTTCAAGAACAAACTGATCTTACAAAGGTATCTTTAAATTTAGTTTTATCAGGTGCAGATCAAACATTTATATCTACAGTATTAAATGAGAATATAGTCAATGATGCTGTTGAAATTTATAGAGGATTGTTAGACTCAAACAATTCAATTATAGCTGACCCAATATTACTATACTCAGGTAATATTGAAACATTTGATATTGTTGAATCTGAAACAGAATCTAGTGTTCAATTAACAGTAGTATCTCATTGGGCTGATTTTGATAAAAAGTCAGGTAGAAAAACAAATAATAGTTCTCAACAAAGATTTTTTAGTACAGATGTTGGAATGAATTTTAGTTCAGAAACAGTATTAGACATTAAGTGGGGTAGAAAGTAATGACAACTTTTGACGAAGTAATAAATTTTTACAAATTATTTAATAGATACAAAAACAATACATACGAAGAATTATATTATCATATTGAGCAACCTATAAATTATAATCAATACAAAATATTTAAAGATAAAGAAATATATGGTTTTGTTAATTGGGCTATGGTTGATAAAAAAACTGAAGAATATTTTTTAAAAACAGGAGAAGTTTTAGATTGGCATTGTGGAGACTTAATGATTCATATTGATTTTCTTGCCAATAAAAACATAAGAAAAATATATAAATGGTCAAAAAATAATTTAGCAAAAATTATTGGATTAGGTAATAGCACTAATTGGATAAGATTGAATGAAACAAACAAAATAAGAAATATAGTAAAAAAAAATATTAAGGATAATTGGTTATGGGTGGAGTAGTAAGAAAAGTAACAAGAGTTGCTAAAGGTGTAGTAAAAGCTGTATCAGGTGTAGCAAAAGTAGTAAGAGCCACTAACTTTTTAAGTAAAATAAATCCATTTGTAGCTTTAGGAGTTTTTGCTGTTGGATGGTTGTTTATGAGAACAATGAAACAACAACCTGATGTACCTGATTTTGGAACAAATGAATTTGAAGAACAAGAACGAGGAATACTTTTAAATAAACAATCAAACAATGCTAATATACCTGTAGTTTATGGAGAAAGACTTGTTGGTGGAACAAGAGTATTTATTGAGACATCAGGTACAGATAATGAATTTTTATATGTTGCTTTAGTATTGTCTGAGGGAGAAATAAACTCAATAGAAGAAATAAGGGTAGATGATAAAGTAGTTACTTTTGATGGAGCATTAACAGACAATACACAAAGAAGTGTTGCAAGTTCAGATTCTAATTTTTTTAAAGCAGACCCAAATGTAGAGGGGTCATCAGCAGAAAGTACAATTACAATAGAGCCACACTTTGGAAGTGATGGACAAAGTGCATCATCATTATTATCACAATTATCATCTTGGGGAAGTAATCACAAACTATCAGGTCTTTGTTATCTTGCATTAAAATTTAAGTGGAATCCTGATGTCTTTGGTGGAATACCTTTAGTACAAGCAAAAATAAAAGGAAAAAAAGTAGTAACATTAGCTTCTAATTTATCTGAACAAACTGCATCTTTTTCAACTAATCCAGCTTTCTGTTTGTTAGATTATTTAAGAAATGAAAGATATGGAAAAGGTATAGCCACATCAAGTTTAGATTTACAAAGTTTTTATGATGCTTCACAAGTTTGCGTTACACAAGTCACACCATTTTCAGGTGGTAGCAACATAAATATTTTTGATACAAATGCTGTAATAGACACATCAAGAAAAGTTATTGATAATGTAAGAGAAATTGTAAAAGGAATGAGAGGTTATCTTCCATATGTTCAAGGTAAATATAAATTAGTTATTGAAACAACAGGGTCGGCTTCAGTATCACTTACAGAAGATGATATTATTGGTGGATATAATTTAGCATCTCCATCTAAAAATTCTAAATACAATAGAGTTATTTGTGCATTTATTAATCCTGACAGAAACTTTCAAGTAGATGAAGTTCAATATCCAGCTATTGACGATAGTGGATATTCAACATCAGATAAACACGCAACTATGAAATCAGCAGATGGTGGATTTTTATTAGAGGGTAGATTTGATTTTAAAACAATAACTTCTCCATACCAAGCTGAAGAAATGGCTGAGATTATTTTAAGAAGATCAAGAGAAAGTTTGGGTCTAAATATTACTTGTGGATTTAGAGCATACGAACTTCACATAGGAGATATTGTAAATATTACTTTATCAAGTGTTGGATTTACTACAAAAGCTTTTAGAGTTTTATCAATGACATTTAATGAGGATTACACAATCACTTTACAATTAGTAGAGCATCAAGATAGTTTCTATACATTTGCAACAAAGGGTCAGGTAGCAAGTACACCTACAACTACTTTACCAAATCCTTTTTCTATTCAACCACCAGCAGGTCTAACACTTTCAGATGAAATGATTGAATATGCTGATGGTGTTGTATTGACTAGAATGAACATTGTAATTACACCAAGCACAGATAAATTTGTTCAATATTATCAAGTAGAAACAAAACAAACTACAGAGTCTAATTTTAAAATTATATCAAATGGTACACAGTTGAGGCATGAATTACTTAATGCTGTAGATGATGCCACATACGATGTTAGGGTAAAAGCAATCAATAGTTTCGGAATATCAAGTTCTTATGTGTCAGCACAAAGAAAAATAGTTGGAGCAACAGAGATACCAAATGATGTTGATGATTTGTCAGTATCAATGGTAGGCTCAAATCAAATGGAGTTATCTTGGACACCTGTAACAGACTTAGATATTTCATGGTACGAAGTAAGATACCAAGATGTTTTAAGTGGTGCTACATGGAATGATAGTACACCACTTGCAAAAGTAGTAAGAAGAAAATCAAACTCTTTAGTAGTAAATGCACAAACAGGTAGCTTCTTAATAAAAGCTGTTGATAAACTAGGAAATGCAAGTGCAGAAGCTTCTATTGTGACTACTAATATTTCAGGATTACAACAATTTAAAAATATATTGACTGTGAGTGAATAATGGCAGATTTTTTAGGAACAAGAGATAGTAATGTTGCTTTATCAGAAGATAATGTTGGTAGAAAAGTATTGATATTAGATACTATTACACAATTTGACGATGGTGTTGGCAACATAGAATCAGCAGAGGGAGTATTTGATCTTGGTGGAACTGACTCTAGTTCTAATCCAACTAACTTTAATTCAAATATACAATCATCAGGATTTTATACATTTGCTAATACAATAAGTTTAGATGCAGTTTATGATGTTAATTTAGGTGTTGTTATTGGTATGACATCAGAAGATGAGTACGATTTATTTGACTCAGGTAGAGGTGCAAGTTTATTTGAAGATGCTAAAGCACCTTTTGATGGTAGCCCTGAAGTACAAGCTGGAGCAGAAATACAGGTTGGAGCAAGTGACAGCAGTTTAGCAAGTATTACAAGCTTTCAAAAGATTGCACAGCAAAGCACAATAAAAGGTAGATTTTTTAAATTTAGATGTAAGATAACCAGCGATAATAATAAGGTTAGAGCAAAAGTTCATACTCTACAATACAAGGTAAATTTTGAAGTAAGAACTGAGTCAGGAGAAGATGTTGTTGCATCAGCTTCAGGTCAAGCAATTACATTTACAAATTCTTTTTACGCAACTCCGAGTATTGGTATTTCAGCACAAGGGTTGCAAACAGGAGACTATTATCAGATCACAAGTAAATCTAAAACAGGCTTTACAATAAGGTTTTATAATAGTAGTAATACAGGAATAAGCCGAACATTTGATTATCAAGTGTTTGGATATGGGTTGAAATCATAACCATTTTAAAATATAAGGATTAACATGAGTCAAGTATCAGATGTAGTTTTAGCCAATCAAGGTTTTGCAAGTTTTAGAACTGAACTTAATAATATATTAGGTGCTTTAAACACTTCTCATGTAGGAAGTTCAGCACCATCATCAGTAGCAACAGGCACGATTTGGGTAGATAATGGTACATCAGGAGTTTTAAAAGTTAAGATAAATGATGGCTCAGATAATGTTGAGTTATTTCAAGTTAATATTTCATCAAATGCAATCACTAGCACAATGTCGGTCACAGGTACTATATCTGAAAC